CTTTCGGTTAGGAATTTTAATCAAATCTCCGAAGGAGATAAATTAACAATTCCTAACCTTTCGGTTAGGAATTTTAATCAAATCTCCGAAGGAGATAAAATTGAAAAAATGGATAATATGATTAGTTTGGTTGAAACTATTATTGATAAAGGTATACAAGAAATTCAAGAAATTCAAGAAATCAAATTAACAATTCCTAACCTTTCGGTTAGGAATTTTAATCAAATCTCCGAAGGAGATAAAACTGAAATAATGGTACAAGAAGAAGAAATTAATTATTGTGTTTCATGTCAAGCTAATAAAGGTGAAGAACAATATGACATGCATTGTGAAGAATGTTATGGTAATATATTACAAATAGAACAAATGATAAAAGATGATGATGTTGTTGATGATGAAGAATTATCTGATGATGAAGAAGAAGAAGAATCACAACAAGAACAAGAAAGAAAAATTGAATCAGAAAGAATTAATGAAATTATCAAAGAAGATGATTATGAAAATTATAAACTACCTGTACCAAATCAATATGAGATTTTCTTTGAATCATATGATTATGAATATGAAACGGAAGATGAAAAATTAGTTGTAGAACAACTAAATAAATTTATGCAAAGATTTAGTGAAGAACAATTTAAAACATATTCAGATGAAAAGCAAGGTAAATTTATAGAAACATTAAGAAATAAAAGAATATTTATTGTAAATTGGTTAAAATTACATTATAGTCAATTATATTATTTAGAATATAATGGAAATGATTTCTTTATAAAAACATTATTAAAATTAATTAAAATTAAAATGGATAATTTTGTGGATCAATATGGAGAAGAAGATGATAATGAAAAAGATTTTTATATAAATAATCTAACACCACAAATAAATAAATTAATAAATTATTATCTTCTTGAAATGAGGAATTTAATGGATAAATGTTTTCCAATATTAGTAGAAAAATAAATTCAGATAATAATATGCGATAATATATTAATAATAATTTCTTATATAATATTATTATGGAAAAGATTAAAGAAGTACTAAAACAAAATCGTAGCCATTTAGCAGATAGTTCGTTAGCTACATATTCATCAAATCTTAAAAATTTATTTTATAAAGTATTTGGAGAAATACCTATTGATATTAATTTATTTAATAATTATGAGAAAATTATGAAATTTTTAGAAAATTATGAACCACAAAAACGAAAAACTTATTTAGCAAGTTTATATATTCTTACTATGAACCCGAATTATCAAAAACAAATGAATAAGGATATATCTCATTATAACGAAAATATTAAGATGCAATTAAAAGACCATACACAGAAAAATTATTGGTTATCAAAAGAAGAATTAAATAATATTTATCAACAAACGAGAGAAATAGCAGATCATACTTATAAGAAGAAAAATCTAACTATGGATGATAAACAACAAATACTTAATTATATTATTCTTTCTCTCTATCTTCTTACTCCTCCAAGAAGAAGTGGAGATTATATTTTCATGAAAGTAAGAAATATAGATCCTAATGAGAACTATATATTAAAGAATAAATTTATTTTCAATCGATATAAAACTTCTTCAACATACGGACAACAAATAGAAGAAATTCCAAAACAACTTCAAAGTATTTTAAAGAAATGGATAAAAGTAAGTAATAATGATTATCTTCTTTTTGATAATAATGGTAATAAAATGACTAATAGTAAGCTTACACATAAATTAAATAGAATATTTAAGAAAAAATTAAGTACATCAGGATTAAGACATTTATTTCTTTCTCATAAATACGAAGATTTAATCAAACAACAAGAAGAATTAGAATCTGATTTGAAACATATGGGTTCTTCTATCATCCAAAAAGATGTATATTTAAAGAAAAATACTTAAATATTTTACGATATTTTACGATATAATGCCTCGTAATCCTATTAATTATTCAAATACAATTATTTATAAAATTATTTGTAAAGATTTAACAATACAAAATATATATGTAGGACATACAACATCATTTAAAGATAGAAAAAGAGAACATAAATCTTATTGTCATAATGCAAAAAATAAAAGTTATAATTGTAAAATTTATAAATTTATTAGAGAGAATGGTGGTTGGGAAAATTTTGATATGGTTGAGATTGAAAAATATCCATGTCAAGATAGTAATGAAGCAAGTGCAAGAGAAAGATATTGGTTTGAAAATTTGAATGCAAAATTAAATTCAATATATCCTCAAAGAACAGATAAAGAATATAAAGAACAACATAAAGAAGAGCGTAAAGAATATTTTAAAAATTATTGTAAAATAAAAAGAAATATACCATATAATTGTTATTGTGGATGGATTGGAAATGAATTGGAAAAATATCGTCATATTAATAGTTCATTTCAACATAAAGTATATATTAAGAAATAAAGCGTTAAAAGAGTTCAAGACTCTTTTTTAGGAGACAAATTCCCTAAAAAAGCGTTAAATTTTATTATATTATAATCTAATTGTATAATATAATGAACCGTGTTAAATCTAATCTTGTTAAAGATGTTAATGAAAATTATCCTATTTATAAAAGTCTTAAAAATGAGCTAATTAGAGGAACAAATCAAATACCAGCTCATATTCGTAATAAAGATAGTGCTTTTGATTATTATTTCATAGATTTACAAGCAGTTAATTTAGCATCAACACAAACAGTACCACAACCTCTTACTTTTACAAATCAGAGAGATGTGCCTTTTCTTTCTGCACCAGCGAACGAGTTTGAAGTTTCAATAGTAAGATTTCAATTAGATACAAGTTCTTTACCAGTTTGGATTCCAACTATTCAACCTGGTTCAACCTCTCCTAATAAAACAATTTATTCTTTTACTTTATCGGTTACTATTGGAGGAACGCTTTATGAAAATCAAACATTTTTAGAATGGCAACCACAAAATTTATATGCTATTCAACCTCAACCACCAAGTGCAAATGTTCCACAATTACAAGATAATTCAACTGGTTATTATAATACTCTCTCTTATGAATGGGTTGTATATTTATTTCAACAAACATTCAACACATGTTTCGCACAATTAAAAACTTTAGTTATTGCTGGAGGTGATGTTCTTCCTACTGAGAATCCACCAGTTATAGTATATTCAGTAGAAAGTAATTTAATGACAATTTATGTAGACCAATCTGGTTATGATCCTACTGTTAATACTACTAATCCAATTGGTGTATATTTTAATTCTCCTATGTTCGGATTAATGGAAAGCTTTTTAGCAATTTATTTAGGACCAAATCAATCAAACGGAAAGAATTTCCAATTACAAGTATTTTCATTTAATGGTACAAATCTTACTTATTTACCTACAATAGGAACAACACAAGTTCCAGCAGTAGCAATTACTCAAACATATACGACAGTAGGAATATGGAATCCAGTAGAAAGTATTGTATTTACAACGAATACAATTCCAATTAATTCTACTTCTCTCTTACCAGCACAAGTATATTTTGAAGGTGTTAATGTAGGACCTCAATCATCTAATTCTAATATAGCTAATATAATAACTTCATTTCAAAGTCCTAATCAAATATATAGACCAAGTATTTCTTATCAACCATCAGTATATAGATTTGTTTCTCTCATGGGAGAAGAACAATTGAAATTATTTCAAATTAATTGTTATTGGAAGGATTATTTAGGTCAATTCAATCCTTTTCTTTTAGCAAGTTCTCAAACTTTTTCTATGTTAGTAATGTTTAAGAAAAGACAAGTATATTAAGGAATTATATATACTTCTCTCTATTAAGGTAAAAATAAATAATTAAGCAACACGTTGCTTAATTATTTATCAGATATTCAAAGAATATAAATAAAGAATATTATCAAAATTATATTCTTTACTAATAATATATGAGTGCCTTTTCAACCGTTCTAATAACAGATAGTAGAATAGCCGATATTACTTCGGATTTGGAATTTGCCGTGAAAATGTCAGGTAGTCAAAATACAGGTTATTCATTTTCTCCAACGAGCGCTACTAATAGTTCTATTACCGCACAAATCAACGTGCCATCAGAAAATATTATTATTGATAGAAAATGTACTATTAAATCAACTATTAATTTTACTATTAATATTGGTTCTTCTACTGCGGGAGCAGGTGTTCCTATTGATAGTTTAGCATTTAATTTGGGTGTTACAGATGCACCTCAATCGTTTCCTCTTAATCGTTTATTTACGACATCACAAGCTACTATTAATAACTGTTCCGTTTCACAAAACGTGCAAGATATTATGGATTCACTTTTGAGAATGAATAATTCTCGTGAATTGTATAGATATAATTCTACGACACCTTCGTTTGTTGATAGTCAGTATGCTTTATATTCAAATGGTGTGAATACTGCTAATAATCCTCTTGGAAACTATGGAGATGCTTCTTATGATATAGATCAGATTCCACGAGGAGCTTATCCAGTTACAATTAATAATGTATCACATTATGTGGGTGGTGTTCTTACTGATGGAAGTCTTATTTCTACTGCTACGACGGATTACTGGGTTATTCAACTTCAAATAACAGTTGAAGAACCTATTTTGTGTCTTTCTCCATTTACTTATACTGATTGTGAATATGGATCCGCAGGATTAGTTGGTGTTAATACTATTTCGTTTAACTTTTCTCTTGATAACTCGTGTAAGAGATTTTGGAGTACAGCTTTTCCTTATTCTGGAAATTATTCGGTTTCGTTGGGCTGGAACGGACAGAATGCTTTTAGCAATACTCTTTTTAACTTTGTCTTTCTCTCTTCTCAACCTTCTCAAATTATTTCTGCGAAGAATGTGGTTCAATATTGGGATACACCTCGTTATTTGACAAACTCAAATGGTACACCTTCGTGCCCTTATGATATTCCTACTGTTGTTAATTCTAATACTATTCAAATTTCATGTATTCCTGATTATTTTATTATCACATGTAGAATTCCTATGTCTCAACAAACTCCTAAAAATAGTGCAAGTTTCTTTACTATTAATAGTGTTTCGGTTAATTTCAATAACGCGAGTGGTCTCTTGTCGTCTTATACGACAGCACAATTGTGGGCTATGTCTTCTTCTGCTGGTTCTAATCAGAATTATTTGGAATGGAGTGGTAAAGCTCAATTTAACGCTACATCAGGAGAAGGACAACAAATTTCTACAACTGGTTCAGTTTTGGTTATTGATCCTACGATGCTTTCTTTACCAAATTATTTAGCTCCTAACTCAATCGGTCAATTCCAAGTGCAATTCCAACTTAATGTAACTAATAATTATCCTGGAACATCTATCCAACCTGAAATAGTAATTGTTTGTGCTAATAGTGGTTTGTTTATTACGGAACAAGGTCAATCCTCTACATTTATTTCTATTTTATCAAAAGAATTGGTTTTGACAACAGCGGAATCTACGGAAGTTCCTGAAATATCAAGAGGGGTTTATGATAGAGTTATGGGTGGTTCTATGATGGCGAGACATCCAGCAAAACATCCTAAGCACCATAAACACATAGCACATAAAAGACATATGTTAGGTGGAGGTCTTCAATCAGGTATTAGTGGTGGAATGATGCATCACGGAGCTCACCACACAGTTCATCATGGAGCTCACCATGCGGTTCATCACAAGAAATCTAAATTACATAGATTGGTTCGTTGAATTAACAAATCTTACCCTTTGGGTAAGATTTTGAATCAAAACGAGGAACTCGTTGAATTATAAAAAAATAAAATATTATAATTTATAAAATGAAAATTACATTTTATAAACTTCATGATAATACAAATAATAAATGTTATATAGGAAGTACCAAAAATATAAAAAAGAGAATATCAATACATAAATGTTATTTTAATAAATATAAGGAAAATAATAAATTAAATTATTGTTCTTCATATGAAATTTTAAAAAATGAAAATTATGAATTAATAATTTTAGAAGAAGTTGAATATAATAATTTAGAAGATCTAAATAATAGATTTTTAAAAGAAAGAGAATATTTAGAAAAAGAAGAAAACGCAGTTAATAAATATATTCCTTCAAGAACATCAACAGAGAGAAGTAAAAAATATTATGAAATAAATAAAAATAAATTGAAAGAATATTATAAATTGAATAGAGAAAAGCTTTTAGCAAGACAAAATAGTTATTATAATAATGATGAAAAGAGAGAAAGAATTAAGAAATATAATAAAAATAGATATTGGGAAAATAAAAATATTAATAGATAGTATAATGGCTGGAAATCCACAAGGACCAATTGGTACTGATTTGTATAATCAAAAAGTGAATAATAGAATTAAAGAATTGGATATGAGATTTGCTCTTAATAATGCTTTTACTCCTTTGGTAAATGATTATAGTGGGCTTCGTGGCGGAACAAGACCAAGAAAACATATTATGAGTGGTAATTCTTCATCTAAATATCCAATTCTTTATCCTGAAAGTTTAGCAGTAACTGCTGGAAAAAGAGGTTCAAGTATACATTCTTCACAAATGTATAAAGATGAATCTGAATTTCTCCATCCTACGAATGGAGTTTATCCTGCTATTCCTTTGAAACATCCAATTTCAAAAAGAAAACCAAAAGTTGGTGCTGGAAGAAAACATGGTATGCAT